CGAAGGCTTTAATTTAGAGATGCTAGGTTTTGATGCAGATGAGTTGGCAAACTTACTTGAGCCTGAACAAGTAGTAGGATTGACCGACGAAGATGCCGTACCAGAGCTACCAGAAACCCCTGTAACGGTTGAGGGCGACATTTGGCTACTGGGCAATCATCGGTTGATGTGCGGGGACTCTACGAGCACTGATGCGGTTGAGCAGTTGATGGCGAGCCAGCAGGCGGATGTGGTCTTTACAGACCCTCCTTACGGCATGAGTTATGGGGGAGGGAGGGCGGCAGGTAGTAGCAAGAAAGGTGCTTTAGTTAAAGCCCACGGCGTGATCATTGGCGATGACCTTCGTGGTGATAACCTAATCCAAATGATTGCTGACGCGCTATCATCTGCCAAGGCTTGCGCTAAAAACGGATCGGCGTTCTATGTGTGCTTTCCGTGGCGAACGTACTCAGAATTTGAATCCGCAATGGAGGGTGTCGGACTGGCGGTTAGCGCATGCATCGTATGGGATAAGAAATCCATCGGGCTGGGGAATTCAAATTATCGCCCACAACATGAGTTTATCTTTTACTTTAAGGGAGGGTCTTGGTACGGAGACAAGGCGCAGTCCGATGTTTGGTATTTGAGCCGAGGCGCGACGGGCAAGTATGTCCATCCAACGCAGAAACCCGTGGAGTTGATCGAGAAGGCGTTGCTAAACAGTAGCAAGTCGGGTGACGTGGTGCATGACTGCTTTGGCGGCTCAGGCTCAACTATGATCGCAGCAGAAAAGAATGGGCGCTACTCCCGTCTAATGGAACTTGACCCAAAATACTGCGATGTCATTGTCAAACGCTGGCAAGAGTTCACGGGCAAAGAGGCTACACTAGAAACAAGTGGGAAAACATTTGCGGAGGTGTCAAATGGCTAAGAACGGCAGACAAGGTGAAGGGGGCGGTAAGCCATTAATAGTGTTTGATGAAAAGCAAACCAACCAAGTTGAGTCACTCGCTGCTGTGTTATCAAAAACACAAATGGCTGATTATTTTGGCATAAGCCTTACAACTCTTATAGAAATTGAAAAGAGGCAACCTAAAGTATCTGAAGCCTATAAAAGGGGCAAATCAAAAGCTATTGGAAATGTAGCTAAAAACCTTATTTCACAGGCGCAAGCAGGTAATGTATCAGCAGCCATCTTTTACCTAAAGACACAAGCGGGCTGGAAGGAAACGCAGGTCAACGAAATTACAGGTGCTGATGGTGCACCACTTGAGTTCGCAAAGATCGAGCGTATCATCGTAAACAATGGGTAAAACCTTACAGTTACAAACCCCACGATGGGCAATCCCATTGCTTCAACCATCAAGGTACAAGGCAGCGTTCGGTGGCAGGGGTAGCGGTAAATCACATCTTTTTGCAGAGATGATGATTGAGGCGCACATTTTAGATCAGAAGCGTCGCAGTGTCTGTGTGCGTGAGATACAGAAGTCACTAAACCAGTCGGTCAAGCGTCTACTAGAGATCAAGATAGAGGCCATGAACGCCAGCGCGTACTTTGAGATACAAGAATCAGTCATTAAGAGCAAGAAGGGTGACGGTGCAATTATCTTTCAAGGAATGCAAAACCATACCGCAGACAGCATCAAGTCACTCGAGGGTTACGACTGTGCTTGGGTAGAAGAAGCCCAGTCACTCAGTCAAACAAGCCTAGATTTATTGCGACCAACAATTAGGAAGCCTGATAGCGAACTATGGTTCACATGGAATCCAAGACAACAGTCTGACCCAGTAGACTTCCTACTGCGTGGGACAGAGCCTCCAAAGGATTCACAAGTCATCAAGGTTAACTTTGACGATAACCATTGGTTTCCAGACGTACTCAAAGACGAGATGGAGTACGACAAGAGGCGTGACCCTGACAAGTTCCAGCACGTCTGGAAGGGTGAGTATCTAACCAACAGTAACGCCAGGGTGTTTAGGAACTGGCGCATCGAGGACTTTGACGCACCACCTGAAGTTATCCACAGGCTAGGGGCTGACTGGGGTTTCTCTGTAGACCCAACGGTCTTGGTGCGATGCCACATCATTGGCAGGACGCTCTACATTGACCACGAAGCGTACATGGTTGGGTGCGAGATTATCAATACACCTGAGCTATTTATGACCATTCCAGAGTCAGAGCGTTGGCCTATCGTTGCGGACTCAGCCAGACCAGAGACCATAAGTCACATGAGAAAGAACGGCTTTCCAAAGATCATGGCAGCAGTCAAAGGCCAGAAGTCTGTAGAAGAGGGTATCGAGTTCCTAAAAAATTACGATATTGTCGTTCACCCACGTTGTCAGCATACAATTGATGAATTAAGTCTGTACAGTTTTAAGACTGATCCGCTGACTGGGCAGGTTTTACCGTTCTTGCAGGACAAAAAGAATCATGTGATTGATGCACTTCGCTATGCTTGCGAGGGTATCAGACGTGCCAATACCACTAAGGTGCAAAACTTTGTGCCATTGCCAGTTAGCAATAGATGGTAGATAATACGCAAAAGGAAATATATGGCTCGCATCCCTAATGACCAACGGTTAGCGAATTTACACGCTGAAGCCTTACGCCAGTTCAACGAGATACAAACTGCGTTGAGAGATGAGCGTCTCCAATGCCTACAAGATAGACGGTTTTACTCTATCTGCGGTGCTCAGTGGGAAGGCCCACTCCTTGATCAATACGAGAACAAGCCGAGATTTGAGGTCAACAAGATCATGTTGTCGGTGATCCGTATTGTCAATGAGTACAGAAACAACCGCATCTCTGTTGATTACATCAGCAAAGAGGGTGGCAGCGATGATTTGGCAGACACTTGTGAAGGGTTGTTTCGTGCTGATGAACAGGATTCTGTGGCTGATGAGGCGTACGACAATGCTTTTGAGGAAGCAGTCGGCGGTGGTATTGGTGCGTTCAGATTGAGAACGGCTTATGAGGACGAGGAAGATGAAGACAACGAACGTCAACGGATTCGCTTTGAGCCAATCTTTGATGCGGACAGCTCGGTTTTCTTTGACCTAAACAGTAAGCGTCAGGATAAATCAGATGCACAGTTCTGCTTTGTAGTGTCAAGTATGACGCGTGACAGCTACATCGAAACATACCAAGATGACCCTGCGGACTGGCCTAAAGAGATTCACCAATACGAGTTTGACTGGTGTAGCCCTGATGTGGTCTTTGTTGCGGAATACTTTAGGGTTGAGGAAGTCACCGAGACAATCAGAATATTTAGAAGCATTGATGGCACAGAAGAGAAGTATCGCACTGAGGACTTCAGGAATGATGAAGACTTAGAAGATGCGCTACTGGCGATTGGAAGCCGAGAGGTTCGCCAGCGCAAGATCAAGAAAAAGAAAGTTCACAAATACATTATGTCTGGCGCGAAGGTGCTAGAAGATGCTGGCCTGATTGCTGGTAACTGTATTCCAGTCGTGCCAATATATGGCAAGCGTTGGTTTGTGGATAACATCGAGCGTTGCATGGGTCATGTTCGATTGGCTAAAGATGCCCAGCGCCTAAAGAATATGCAATTGTCTAAGCTTGGTGAGATCAGCGCATTGTCAAGTGTTGAGAAGCCGATTCTGCTTCCTGAGCAAGTTGCTGGACATCAGATGATGTGGGCTGATGACAACCTGAAGAACTATCCTTACCTACTGGTCAACCCGATTACTGCAGCCGATGGTAGCACTCAGATCAGTGGGCCTGTTGCGTACACACGTTCTCCACAGATACCACCAGCGATGGCAGCGTTGCTCCAGCTTACCGAAGCCGATATGAAAGAGATATTGGGTAGCGCAGGGAATGCTGAACAGGTGGTGAGCAACATCTCTGGCAAAGCGGTCGAGATGATTCAGACCCGATTAGATATGCAGACGTTCATTTACATGAGCAACTTTGCCAAGGGCATGAAGCGAGCTGGTGAGATTTGGTTAAGCATGGCAAGGGACATTTATGTAGAAGAGGGACGACGCATGAAAGTTATTGGTCGCACTGAAGACATAAACAGTATTGAAATGATGAAGCCCATGATCTCTGAGACTGGTGAAGTGGTCATGGAAAACGACCTATCCCGTGCGAAGTTTGATGTAAACGTGGATGTTGGGCCGTCGTCATCGAGCAAAAGAGCTGCAACCGTACAGGCATTGACTGGCATGATGGCTATATCAGATGACCCACAGACCAAGCAAGTTCTCCAAGCAATGGCTATGATGAACATGGAAGGCGAAGGCATTGGTGACATCCGTGATTACTTCCGCAAGCAATTACTGCGTCTGGGTGTGGTTAAGCCTACCGAACAGGAAGCAGAAGAGTTGATGGCAGAGCAACAAGCAGCGGGTCAGCAACAAGATTCACAGGCAATATTCTTGCAAGCAGCTGCTGAAGAGGCCACAGCTAAGGCAGCGCAAGCCCGTGCAAGCGTAATCAAGACGGTGGCTGATGCTGGTCTGGCTAAGGCTCGGACTGCTGAGACAGAGGCAGATACTGAACTGGCTAGAGCAAGGACTGCTGAGACGGTGGCAGGTATCTCGATTGATGCTGAACGTGAAGCTATTGAGAATGCTCAGAAGATTCGGGAAATGATTAACAAGGGTTTGACTGGAAACAAATAAACAGTTGAAAGATAACGTTTTAGATATAAAATAGTGTATGCGGGAGCCATCCAGCCGCTTTAAGTGGATGAGTATAGAGGGTCGAATGATGAATAAAACGGCAGAGGACAGCATCGAAGAGTTAGATGAACAGATTGAAGTTAGCGACGAGATACAAGCCGAAGCTACTGAAGACCAGTCTGATGAAGATATTGATGTAGTCCAAATTGGAGAGGAATCGCCTCCTCAAGAGCAACCAGCACCTGAATGGGTACGCGAGTTGCGTAAGAGCCATCGTCAGTTGCAACGTGAGAATAAAGAACTACAGCATCAAGTTCAAGCCACAAGACAGGTTGCAAAACCAGTTGAAGTTGGCAAGAAGCCACAGCTAGAGGACTTTGATTACGATGCAGATAAGTTTGAAGGCGCACTATCTGATTGGTTTGACCGAAAGCGTGAAGCAGATGATCACGTTAGATCTGCACAGCGAGAACAGGAACAGATTAATCAGGCATGGCAAAACAAGTTGCAATCCTACGGAACGGCGAAGGCTGAACTTAAGGTTAAGGATTTTGAGGACGCTGAGGACACAGTTCAGCAGACTTTAAATATCACGCAACAAGGCATTGTCTTGCAAGGCGCAGAGAACCCAGCGTTGGTGGTGTACGCACTTGGTAAGAACCCAACTAAGGCTAAGGAACTCGGCAGTATCACAGACCCTGTAAAGTTTGCTTTTGCGATAGCGAAACTGGAGACTCAATTGAAGGTAACGAATCGTAAGGCAGCAACAGCACCAGAACGGATTGTTTCGGGAACGGGACGTTCAGCTGGTGCGGTAGACTCAACCTTAGAACGGCTACGCGAAGAAGCGTCAAGGACTGGAAACATGACGAAGGTCATTCAGTACAAAGCGCAGAAACGGGCAGCTTCCAAATAAATTTTAATTAGGAATAATCATGTCAAACTCATTCTCAAAAGAAGAGCGCGTTGCGTTCGAGGACATCCTCGAAGGTTTTAACGATGCTTTAGTTTTGTCACGCAATGTGTCTGTATACAACACAGACCAATCAATGATGGAACGCACAAACAACATCATTTATCGTCCACAGCCTTATATCGCTCAGTCGTTTAACGGCTTGGATCAGACTGCAAACTTTACTGACTACACACAGCTGTCAGTGCCAGCCACGATTGGCTTTAGCAAGTCAGTACCTTTCGTACTTGATTCGCTTGAGTTGCGTGATGCACTTCAAGAAAATCGTTTGGGTGATGCCGCACGTCAAAAGCTGGCTTCTGACATTAACGTGGCTATCATGAATGTGGCAGCTGCTCAGGGTTCATTGGTTGTTACAACCAACACAGCCTCAGGCGACTATGATGACATCGCACTTTGCGATTCAATCATGAACGAGCAGGGCGTTCAAGCCTTTGATCGTTACTTAGCACTGTCAAGCCGTGACTATAACGGTTTGGCTGGCAACATTGCTGGTGGTGCTGGTGGCGCATCGGTGTCACGTTCATTCTCTGGTAGCAAGTCGAACACAGCGTTTGAGCGCAGTTTCGTTGGTATGGTCGCAGGCTTTGAGACATACAAACTTGACTATGCAAATCGCTTGATTGGCGCAGTCGGTGCAAACACAACAATGTCAACATTGGTTGGTGCAGCGAACTTCTACGTTCCTGCAGCTACCTCAACATCATTGGCTGGTGAGACACAGAACGTTGATAACCGTTTCCAGACAATCACTGTCACTGCATCTGCTGGTTTATTAGCTGGTACACCATTTGAAATCAGTGGAGTCGAAGCTGTCCATCACATCACCAAGCAGGGTACTGGTTTCGCTAAGACATTCCGTGTCATCAGCGTAACTAATGCCACAACGGTTGTGATTACACCACCAATCATTTCGGCTCAAGGCGGTTCGGATGCAGAACTTCAGTACCAGAACTGTATCGTTACGCCAGATGCCACAGCCACAATGACACGTCTGAACCTTGACACAGCACCTGTAAACTGCTTCTGGCAGAAAGATGCACTTGAGATTCTGCCTGGTCGTTACGCTGTACCATCAGATGCAGGCGTTGCAGTAATGCGTGCCAGCACTGACCAAGGCATTGAGATTGTGATGCAAAAGCAATACGATGTGAACACAATGAAGACCAAGTATCGTTTAGATACACTCTTTGGTGTGGTCAACAAGCAACCTGAAATGTCAGGCATCTTGTTGTTTAATCAGACACCGTAAGTAAGAATACAGGCTGGCAGATTGTCAGCCTGTTAACCTTTTGGAGAACGTTATGATGGGTAAGAAGATGGGCGGTATGATGCCAAAAGAAATGAAGTCAGCAGCTAAGAAGGGCACGATGTACGGTGGCATGATGAAGCCAGCAGCCAAGAAAGTGGCAAAAAAGGTAATGAAGAAGAAATGATCAAGTCAGCAGCAATTATTAAGACCGTAGCTCTTTCGAAGCCGAAGGAGTTACGCCTACTCAAGAAGCGAGCCAAGAAACAGGCCACAGCCGAGCGCAAGGCAATGAAAGTTTGCTTTCCATCACCCATGAATATGCGGGTTAGAGAGCCAGTGGTTGTTGCGCCAATGGTTGAAGTAGTTGAAACGGTTGAAGATCAATCGCCAGCAACCCGTAATGAGATGGAATTTAAGGCACGCGAACTAGGCATTAAATTTGATGGTCGAACATCAGACAAGAAGTTAAACTTACTGATTGTCACCGAACTCGGAGTCTGAAATGGGTTATAGCAAGCGACAGTTTATTGCTGCAGCGTTTGAAGAAATCGGTCTGTCATCATACGTCTTTGACTTACAGCCAGAGCAGATTGATACAGCTCGGCGTAGACTTGACGCAATGATGGCTGACTGGAATGGTAAGGGCATACGTCTAGGCTACCCGATTCCATCAAGCCCACAGGATGGCGACCTTGACGAAGAGACCAATGTCCCTGACTCTGCATACGAAGCCATTATCTGTTCACTTGGTATCAGACTTGCACCAAGCTACGGCAAAGTCGTGATGATTGAAACCAAGACCGTTGCAAAGCAGGGTTATGACATATTGCTTCAACGTGCGACCTATCCGCTTGAGCAACAGTTGCCAGGCACGATGCCAGCAGGTGCGGGTAATAAGCCTTGGCGAAATGACAACCCATATCTCAATCGACCATATCACCCAGTAGACGCAGGCCCAGACGGTCCAATAGAATTTTAAGGAATATTATGCCAACCATTAATCAACTTCCCGTACTGAATCCTGTCTCAAGTGGAGATCAGATACCTGTCTACTCACCTAATAATGGTGACGCAAGACGTACATCAATCGGCTCGTTGCTGACATTCTTTCAACAGAGTTTCGCGTCGCCCACCGTTGCGACTAACTTGTTTACGCCAGGCACTGGTTTTAATGTGTCTGTGCCAACGCCAGTAAGTCAGCAACAGTGGATGCTTATTCAACCTGCTGGGACATTAGCTACAGGGACAGTTACGTTGCCACTGAACACCCAGACGCCAGATGGCACTGAGATACTTATTACTACCACTCAGCAGATTACGGCATTCACTCTAGGTCTTAATGGCGCCTCGGCTGCCTACGGTGACCCTGCGACATTAGCGGCTGAAGATTTCTTTCGTGTACGGTTTTATCAGCCAACAAACTCATGGTATCGGATTGCCTAATCATGGCAACCAAATCCACCGTTAACTCGGCAGGTGTTTACACCAAGCCAACGATGAGAAAATCATTGTTTGAGAAGATTAAGGCAAGTTCATCTGGTGGCAATGCTGGACAGTGGAGTGCGCGAAAGGCTCAGATGCTGGCGAAAGAATACAAGGCTAAGGGCGGAGGATATAAAAGTTGAAGCCTCAGCAGAAATCACTCAGCGATTGGGGCAAGCAAGATTGGCGCACTAAGTCAGGCAAGAAGTCGTCAGAGACTGGTGAACGTTATCTGCCAGCCAAGGCGATCAAAGCTCTGAGTGCGGCTGAGTATGTGGCAACCACGAAGGCAAAGCGTAAGGCTACGGCAGAGGGTAAGCAGTTTGCCAAGCAACCAAAGAAGGTTGCGGCTAAGACTGCCAAGTTCCGATGAAAAGCCCAGCCTTCACTCGCAAGGAAGGACAGAACCCAAAGGGTGGACTGAACGCCAAGGGTCGAGCTAGCGCAAAAGCTGAAGGCATGAACCTAAAAGCAC